AAGCTCTTAAGAAGCTCTTAAGAAGCTCTTAAGAAGCTCTTAAGAAGCTCTTAGGCTTAATATATATATTTTATATATATATATATTAAGACTCTTAATAGCTCTTAAGCTCTTATAGCTTCTCTTCGTAAGCTTTCTTTCTTTCTTCTTTTTTTTGGGAGCTAGCCGGAAACGGGAGGTGAAAACCGACTAGCCCCCGTATATGTGTACTGTCGTGACCACCACATTCTATAGCATACCATATTAGCTAGTACTTGTCAAGTCTTTTTTTGAAAAAGTTTATCATGGATATGATGTCACTCCGGGGCCCCTACCCCAGAGCTCAAGATAAAGACTACTAAAAGGGTCGGGATTAACAAGGGTAAAGCCTGTAAATAAATCACTTGACAAGTACAAGGTAATTTGCTATTATTAGTAATAGCAGAGTTTGAATAGTAAAGCCTACTATTTTAGTAGGGATTAATTAATGGAGGTGTATTGCAATGTGATATTTAGCTATGGTATGGTATCATTATGAGCGTAACAAAAAACTGGAGGTATTTTATGTCAACAGAACAAGGTATTAAGGCGGTCATGGAGTATTACCCTGACCTGGACAAAACGCAAGCCAAAATGCTATGGGTTGATATGGTGTCGTATTATAAACCCAAGAGCAAGGCAGACTTTAAGCGCCTGATGGGGCTTATACAATTGGGCAAGTCACCGCTGATGGAGGATGAATAAATGTATCGGATAACATTAAGGAAACCAAACGGCACGATACGTAAAAAGGGGTCTCTAACTGAAGGTGGAAAAAAGAGATTGAATAAGCCAGTATCTGATACAAACCAATTACCAACCAAACCTCCCCCAGCTCCCAGACCGAAGAGGATGAGCAAATGTATCGGATAACAATGAAGAAAAAAGTAATGGCCAGAAGAATTGAAAGGCTGGAGCGAGAGGTAGAGTACCTCTCTAATCAAGTAACATCGGCGAGACATGACTGCCGGATGCTAAAAATGGAAACCGATGCAAAAAAAGGCAGACCAGCTGACAGCGGGGCACGGAATATGATTAACCTTCTTCTTAAGCACCTCAACCTCAAATACACCCCAAGTAAAATCGTACCAGCCACCCTGGAGGATATCAATGAGTGAAGTGATATTAACCGTTCTCTTATGCGGTTGTATAGTTTACTGGTTCAGGGAATTCATTAAAGACGGGGAGGAAAAATAATGTGTTTGTTTAAAATAACATGGGCGACAGCCTGGGGCGATATTCTCCAGGACAGCGAGGGTTGGAAGGTCTTTCATGTTGACCAAGAGCAGAGGCTGACCGGGGATATGTATGGCATGGACACAGTTCGCCCCGAAGGGCGGTGGATTCATGAAAGAGACTATCGCGAATGGGACGGGAAAAACCAAGAGTATATACGAACCAGGCCAATCCCTTCAGACACGTTCGAAGACGCATTGGAACGTACTGTTATGCATAATACAAGTTATTACCCCACGGGATGGCATATATTCGAGGACTACACGGACGCTGAAGACCTTGTAAAATTACGGCATTATGAAGAGCTTGTAATTAGGCCTGTGTCGTATAAGCAGGCAGAGGTTTTCGGGGTGGTACCGAATGGCTCCAATCAAAGAGGGGTGGCTAAACTGGCCCCTTGCGTTGTAGCTAAACAAATTTACATATACCCTAAAGATACATACACCTGTCCTCTTAAGGACAAGAAGGAGAAAAAATGACTACCACGAAACAAGATATCCAAAGATACGGCGAGTTGAAATATCTCGCTGGGTTGTATAGCGGCTATCAGGCCATCGAGGGTGACGTAACATGTCGCTTGCGACGCCTTATGAAGCAAGGTGCAATAAAGAAACGAGTTACCCGGAATGAAATAGAGTCGTTCCGGGCCGTCTGCCAGGCTTCCAGCCGTGAGTTAGACGTGACGCTCCGAGAGTTAAAGAGGCTTGAGGCCCGCATGTTTGACGGGATAGAGGATGAATAGATGAGGATGTTTGCAGAGGTCGACCAATCACCTATGCGCCCAGTTACGTCAGCGGATTTTGGCCGTGGGGTCTTGAGTGTGATATATCCTACGGGCGAACAAGAGGTGGATATTGGCTCGGTCGGACGCCTTGTTATCGTAACAGATAACATAGTGACAGTAGTTCCTATGCGGAGGCAGGAGGTACCATGCGGGATTGGATGAGTAAATTCATAGACGATATATCGTTAGAGGGAAGAGAGAATGCATTGGTACAAGAGAGGAATTTACGGACTGCGGGAACAACGTTACTGAAAGACACCATATTGGAGAGTTCTTGGATAATCGAAAGCAAGGACTGTGAGACAGTGAGGTTGGCGTATGTTTTCTTGGGGAGGCGAGCACACCTTGTACCCCCCGAGATAGTGAGACCCGGTGTCTCGACTATTCAGAAGGATTCCTTTCCAACGGCGTCTGATTTATTTCCCGAGCAATTACGGCGCATATCATACGTAGTATCGCATTACTACAGGTTAAGAAAAGCGACGGGAGTTGCCTTAAGTGCGATTGAGGCAAACTCTATAACCGTCAATAATTTATCGCAAGTATCTTATGAGCAGATACGGGAGGCATTAAAAAATGACAGGGCATTATATTGAAGTTGCACCAACGTCCGCTCCAGGTGGGCGTAGGGCTATGTTTAGGGATTGTTCCGTAACAGACCTTGATTCGGCCAATCTGAAGAATTATCAGAATATTCTCTTTCTTACGTCAAAGAAAAGAATTAAGGAATTCGTGCGATACACGCACCGGGTCACCCCGAAGGGTAAGGTGCGTATCAGGAACAACGCTATACAGCTATCAAATATCATGGCTAAATTGGAAGAGAAAGAAGATGTCGTATTGGCGGCGTTCCATCAGTTTGATGGAATTTTAGATGACATGGACTTGACCGCTGAAGAGAGGGAGCTGATATATAACGTGAAGTTCTCTCAGTTTTTAACTGGCGTAGGAAAGAGGGCTATCAGAGACGCGTTCCCACGGGCCGCCCGGCAGGCACAGGAAAGTGTCTTGCGTATGCACACCGAAACTGTCCAGATTGCTGACGCAGGCGGAGTCCTTATCACAATCGAGGATGATGATGGAGAGGCTATACCCGCTTTTATCATAGCGAATGACGGCACCATAGGGGACATAGCGGGTATCTGGTTGCATTGGATAATACGTGCAAAAGATATAGCGAAGAAAAAGGGCGTTACCGTAGATGCCCCGACGCTCCGAGGGGTTTTCTTTGATTTAATAATGCAGATGGTGGGTGCTTCGTATGAGATGGAGCGGGGACACACCCCAGTAACGCTTGGTGCCGACCCTGAATTCCTTATGTACGGAGAGCGCCAAGTTCACCCCGGTAGAAAACCGATGGCTGTAACGAGATGGTTCGATGGCCGTGAGCGAGCGTCTGCATACTACTACGGAAAGCATGTAGGCCACGATGGACACGCACCGACGGGCGAGTTACGCCCGCTCCATGCTGAATCAAGTGAAGAGATTGTCAAGAATATAGAAGAATGTCTCATAGGCGTTGCGGCCTTAGCCCCAAAGGGGAGCCGTATCATAGCAGGTGGAGGATGCTTAGAGCCGACCGGCGGTCATATACATTTTGGGCACCCCGCCTTAAAGAGGGGTGGCAGTGGGTTACATAACATAATTACACGGGTGCTTGACGCATGGCTGTACAAGCCCCTTGCCAAGGGTACTCCGTTCATGCAGAGGGGATGGGGGAATTATTCGTACTTCAGGTTGTCATTCGCCCAGGCAGTAACACAATGGAGAAAGATGAGTTATAGGGATAAGCAGGATAGCGGAGAATATGGTGGAGGCGGGGGACACCGCCGAAAACCCCACGGTTTCGAATATCGCTCACTGCCATCGTTTATCGTATCCCGAGAGCTTACCAGTATTGTGTTTAAGATTGGGCAGGCTATTGTTCAGAAAATCGTAGACGCTCAAGACCGCAATGAGGTTGTAAAGTTTAAGCGTTACCCCAAAGAGGCTGATTATAAGACAATACTGTCAGACAGCGAATGGGAAGAATGGCGTGGGTGGATAGAAGGTCGCCCCGATAAAGCACGCCTTGTAGTAAGAGACATTATTAAGAACTGGGGCTTGGATGAGCACCCAGATGTTATAGCTTCGAAACATAGCCAGGCGTCAGTGATAAAGTGGGACATCCCGATACCCGAAGCGCTGTGTATGGCTGGGCTTATGGAAGAGAAGAGCAGATACAAAACCAAGGAAGTGCAGAAGTACGTTACCGTACCGCAGATACCTGACGCCATGGTAACTTATCTCCAAGGGGCGTCGGAAAAGGCTGAGCGGAGATTTGGCCGATGTACGACCAGAATAGGTGTAGAGACTGTGTTTACAGGTGTCCACCATGCCGCTGTACAGGTAACGGCAGAGGCCATTAGCCTTAATGGGGTAAGAGTCGCCGCAAGGCCTAAGGATATGAGTGCTCTGCTCGGTTCCAGTTACCACAGTTATCCAAGAGAAGGCAATAGCTTGCCATACCAGGATTTAACAAGGCCTTATGCTACCTTGATGACAGAGGGAATTGGTTGGTGGGTGTTTTCTTTCGACCCACTAAAAGACCGTGCTGTTGATGGTTTAGCCCGGTACAGGTCTGGCTGGAGCCAGGGACAGACGGCGGCGATGAACGTATTCGTACCAGTCGAACTGAAGAAAGATAACGGAACTGCTATCTTACGTACACGTGAGAGTTCGGCAAAAGAGGATAAGGATACGTTGTTAATTGCAATGGCGGATTTTATCGACCATTATTATGAGGCTTTCGAGGGCCCCAGTGATGACTCGGTAGAGCCTTTTGTGGCTGAGGAGACTCAGAAGTATATCTCTGAGAAGTATAATATCAATATAAAATACGGGAGGTAAGTTATATGTGTGGAATAGCAGGAATAATTAACTACGGACAAAAGACTGTCCCTGGAGATTTGATTGAGGGGTTATGGGAAAGCCTGGATGCCCGTGGGGGGGACGCCTGTGGCGTCTATTTTCGGGGGTTTAAGCCCTCTAAGAAGAAAAGCGAAGTCACCCCGAAGCTTGAGAGCCGACTGATACGGGGGCCATGGCGTGTGAAGGATATGCTCGAAGAGCAGAGGAAGAACTGGGGGGACGACTACGATAACTATAACATCAGGTTAATGCTCTTACATACCAGAGCCAAGACCCATGGTGACGAACGGGAGAACGTGAATAACATGCCTATCTTTAACCCCGAGTTTACCATGGTGCATAATGGTGTAATATGGAGTAGCGCCAAAGATAAAGAATATCCATATTTAGGCGACGTGGACTCCGAGAATATCCTGGCACAAATAGATAAAAACCGCAAAGCAGGCCAATGGGCGACCGAGCCAGAGATAGCCTATGGCATGAAAGAGGCGCCCGGGAGCAGGGCCGTACTGCTGTTACATCACCCGGCAAATAACCTGTACATATACCGGGATGGGAACCCCCTCGAGGTGCAATATTTGAGAAGTAATAAACTTCTTATTTTTTCCTCCAAGGCTGACTACATACCGTTCAGCTATACGGGCGAGGAATCAACGTTCTCGGATATGACGAAACTGAATATGCCTGCGACTATACCGGAAGAATTCTTGTTACGCCTCGACTTGGGGTTAAAGAAACCCGGCATGGAATACGTCGCACAAATCACACGGAATAAGATGGAGTTATATAATGACAACTAAATTAGAGAAATTAGAAGAACGGACAAACAAGATGGTAGAGGGTCTTGAGGAAATGATAATTAAGCTGGACGAAAACGTTACAGCCATGCAGAAGAAATTCCTGGACTTGTCGAGAAGAACAGAGGCACAAAAGGTGCAAACATTGGCCCTTATGAACACGGTACAAGAGGCATTTGCATTGGAGGCGTCTGCCGTGTCTGTAACAGAGGATGACACGGAAGACCAAAAGGAAGATGACAGGGACATAAGAGATGATATTAACCAGCGCAAGCTCCGGGGGTTTTCATATAGAAACGATAGTCATCGCGACAATGTTAACAGTGGCGCCAAGACATATTACTTTGGTAAGAATGGCAGGTGTACGGGATATTATCAGTGGGGGAAATGGCACGCTGAGGAACCGCCGAAACCGAAGCAATTAGAAACCATCGACTTGACACGATATGAAGACCGAAAGGATTATTGTGCCGACAAGGGGGCTGAATGGAAGAAGAAACCATTCCCCTCTGGGGAGGAGAAATGAGTGGGCTAATAATACATGGCAGAGGTTTAAGGAAAACTGCACGGTTGCTGTCTCGCAAGCTTGGCTTCGAGTTAGCAAGAGGCGACGAAACCGAGAGTCATCCCGTAGTTATACGCTGGGGTAATTCGACAGCTTCTCTGCATGGGTCTCACCAATTAGTGCTAAACGAAGCGAGAGCCATTAGAAGGTGTGCGAATAAATATGAGGCCAGGAAATATATGGCCTCAGAGGGTATTGTCACCCCGAGGGTTATAGAGCCTGAGGAAGTAGAGAGCCATAACGTTGAGTATCCCATTTTAGCACGGAAGAAGTTTCATCGACGTGGACAGTACTTTGAAATAGTGAGCGGATATGAAGAGGCGATGAGCTTCATAACGCAAGACTGGTTTCTGCAAGAGCTGATACCGTTCGAGCGGGAATACAGGCTCATTGGAATAGGCGGGGAGGTAATCGAGTATAACCGGAAGGTTCCAAATGATGATAAAGAGGTGAAAGAATATGAGCCTCGTAACCATGAGCACGGTTACTGGTTTAAGCTTGTAAAGAGACGCAACGTACCGCAATGCGTGATAGATGAAGGTGTAAAAGCTGCCCGATTTGCTGATATTACAGCGACGGATATCTTGTATTCGACAGATGGTAATGCCTATGTTTTAGAAGTGAATACGGCGCCGGGTTTGACCGTGGACAGGAAGCTCACGAAGGTGGCTGACTTCCTTAAGCACAATATGCATGGAAGGTGTGCATGGGCGAATGACTATTACAGCAGTATAATCCGAGAGCTTCGAGAAAAGATAGACGCGTATCGTGAGGGTATATGATGGACAGAAAGAGATTCATGCAAAACCTCCGGTCAAATAGGTACTCGCTTGTCGACGCTTTGAGCGTATGGTATAAAGGCGATTGCAGGGTGAGGATAAAAGAGGATTCAATGTGGTTTCATTATGAATTTAGCGATAGGGGGTCTCTTAGAGCTTATATCCTCCGGGATACCGGAGATACGAGGGCTGTTTGGCGAGAAGAGCAGAGAGTTACAGGGTCTTATGAGACACCCTGGGACAGCATACTGTTTACCGTTGGGGGTAGCGAGATATGATAAACAAAGATTGGATACTACGTCAAGGTACGAGTTTATCTCGCCGGAATGGAGAACAGGCCGTAGTTTATACCACAAGCGACTCTTGGTCTCTGAATTATACAATCTTCATATGGAAGTCGCAGGGGGGGCTTATGTTTAGATGGGAGTGTAGGCCTGATATATCACGGAGCATGCGCTATATTCATTCCCCGGTGTCTTATGCGGGTGGAAGAGGGAGGCTGTAACATGGAGATGGTAAATATGAAACTTCTGACACGCCGGGGCTTATGGGGGGCCAGACTCCGCAATGGAGAGGTCGCTCGGGCGTATGTCACAATGGTATCCGATGGGTATGAAGTCTATGTCTGGCCCAGGTCAAAAAGCCTTGTATTCCAGTGGCAGAATTGGTATCCCCGGCGGTGCGAGATACATACTCATCATACAAGACTGGTTTCCGCAAGACATGGAAGGGCGTCATGAAAGGGATAAATGAAAAATATTTGACATACCCAGGGGGGCGTGTGCACGCGAGTCGGTACCGCTTTGCAAGCCGGGAAGACACGCCGAGAGAGAGGTGGCTCATTATACGGTCTCATAAGAAGCGTATATATGTCACCCCATATGGAGGATGGTGGGCCCCCTTAGACCGTTTTTTCATAAAGAAGGAGGCAAAATGGAGTGGATAGACGAGAAGTATTTATGCCCCATAAAGGGCACCTCCAGACACAGTTATGTTATAGCTAAAAGAGGCCCCGAAGAATGGTACATTGAGAGGGTACGTCATGGCAGGTATGTACGCATTACCCCCCGGGTAAGATGGTGGACTACCTTATGTTATATCAAGCCGTATGAAATTTTTACGTACGCAGAGGGGGTAGGTAGATGCAAGGAATAAACGGGAAGTATTTGACACCTATGAAGGTGCTTGGTGAGCCAAAGGGTGCTTACATAGCAAAGCGAGAAGATGCCCCGCATGAGGAATGGCTTATCCTACGCTACGCCAGGAAAGGGCTCGTGTTTATTGTCCCCCAGGGGAGTTGGTGGGATATCCCAGAGCGTTACAGGATAAAAGGGTGGAGTATGACATGAAAGGAATAAATGAGCGGTACTTAATACAAGCACGGTCGGAGAGAATGATAGCCTGGTACATGACCAGAAGAAATGAGGATTCATGCTCCAGATTGCATTCATACAGGCCGGGGAAGGAATGGCTTATTAAATATTTCCGGGCGGACGGGCTAATAAGCGCCCTCCCGGCTACAAGATGGTGGGAAAAACCATGCTCACGTCCAATCTTCAAACATGACGGTTTTACATTATACTCTGGTAAGTGATAGCCGCTATCATACCTGGTACGACATGGATACGATGTGAAAGGTCACCCCGAAGGCTTATCCGGGTCGGATATATGGACAAAAAAAAATGCCCCAGGGAAAATCAATTCCCCGGGGCATTTATGGTTATAACTTGCTATAACCAGTCATCATTGAATTCATACTCATTCCCCTCAATGATATCATCCAAGGTCGAGTGCGAAGGATACAGCAGGACGCCACCGTTCCGGATACTTGTTTCCATCCTGTCAAGAACACTTCGCCAAAAGAGTGAATCCTCTGTCCTCAGTCTGGCGATTGCCGCCCTGGCTTTTTGAATCCGGTTGAGGTCATACAAGAATTTCTGTGCCCTATTGTATGCCTTGGCGTCCCTCTTTTTCCGTCGGCCTCTTTTGTAGTCAAGCTTGTCAATTAGAGGGTCATCCTTCTCGACTCTTTCCCAGTACTTCAGGTTTAGCTCAGTTACCATTTTCTACGTGTCCTTTCAAAATTTCTGACGCGGGCAACAAGGCGCCATTGCCATGCCGTCTTTTAGCGTAATACGCCAGCCGTTTTACTCTGTGATTTTCTCTCCGTAATCCGGCGATTATATTGTCTTTGTGCCGGAGTCGATACTTAATGATATCATCATCTGTCATGTTTCCGATTACCTTGCTCATGATTTAATCCTTTTTGTTTTTCTTTTCCCAGGCTTTGGCGGTTTGCTCTGCATTGTACAGTGCCGTGTTGAGGTTGGTCATTTTCTGGCGTTCCAACTTCACGGCCGTACGGTTTATCGGTGCTATCTCAATCAGCTGTGCCGCGTCAATCTGCTCCCCCTGCTGCTCAAGGTCAATTTCTTCAACCTTGAATTTTGCCCAGTCGGACGGTTTTTCTTCCTGGATACGTTTGATAACAGATTCCTTCGCCTCTTTGGAATCAACAATGCAGGCATGCGTAGTTATCACGTCAACCGTTCGTTTGATCCGTACCATCGCGGGATAAAATCTCTTGTCCTTGGAAACCTGACCTTTAAAACTCTTAATGTTAATGCTCATAATACCTCCGTTTAATTTGAGTGCAATAAGCTGACATGATACTCGAGGCCGGGGTAACCCTTCACTCTTTTTTTATACCCTACTAAATTACTCAAGTTCATCATGTCTCTCTTATTACCTCACTACTAATCATAACCTATTACCCCGTACCTGTCAAGGAAAACGTTTGAAAACGTATCAAGGAAAACTTCCCCCGGCTTCACGATTGTTGTGCGGTTCCGAAGGAATCTGTTACCAAGTGGTCTTGGCAAGGGGTCTTTCACTTCTGCTTCTCTGCCTGTATTCCTATACGGTTAGACCGCCGTCCCGAGGGGACAGTCGGTACCGATGTCGCCAACCGAGGTTCCGAAGGAAGACCATTGGCGACGAAACATCCCCCCCCGGATGGTCAACCCATTCAACCTTGACCGGCCCGGTTCCCCCCCTGGGGGTGAGCACAAACACACTATGCGGGTACTATACGCTCTATAAGTTCCGATAGGCGAATTACCGGGGACAAGAAAATTTAAGGGGCTCTATAGGTTTTTTAGTATCTACTGGGTTAGTACCTACTGGGTGTGATATTGGTAGTGAATGGGGGTTTTAGAATGGTTTAAAAATAAATGCCCCGCGGGGCCGTTTTTAGTTGACAGAACCGATAGTATTATGGTAATATATAAGTACGGGAGATAGTCCCCGGTAAGAAAGGTCCCTAGGGGGACACAATAGGCCCCTAAAGGGGCTCTATAGGTTCCCAAGAGGAACACTAAGAGGTCCCTTTGGGACACTGAAGGAGATATAAATGGCAGACCCTATTAAGAGGATTTTAGTGAACCCATTTGGTGTTCATATAGAGTTAAGTGGGGACGCGGCGATGCATGCCCGTTGTGATGAGATACGTTACGGGGTACAGAGGGCATGTGAGGAAGCGATACCGCGTCTTATGGGAGCGTTAAGGGACTTTAGAGAGTCTAGCGTAGTATGTGAGATAACGGATTCGGAGAAGAAGTCGGAACGACAGTCGTCCCAAGGGGACAGTCTACAGACCCTAAAAGGGACGATGGCGAAGCGTCAGTCTCCTGACGTCCCAAAGCGTCGGTCTTCGACACCTAAGGGTAGTAAAAAGAAATAACTAAATAAAACGGTAGAGCCCCACATTGGGGCGGGCTAGCTGTAAATGGGACACGTTGCGGGTTACAGCGTCGGATTACGGTGGGTACGCCCAGTCTCATATATTAATGGAGGTTTAGATTACTGATAAAAAGGGCCCGAAAGGGGCACAAAAGGAAACACGGGGGAGGCCTCGAATAAGGCCTCAGTTGAATAAGCGTAGACGTGCATTTGTAAAGGGTGTGTTAAAAGGGAAGACGTATAAGGACGCGGCTTTAGATGCGAACTTCCAGGATGAGAAATACGGTTCGTACTTAATGCGTCAGGATGATGTCCGCGAGTACTTATTGTACGAGTTGCAGCAGAAGGGTGTTGATGGTAATCTAGCCGCTAGAAAGATGCGTGAGGGAATGGATGCGATGACCCCTCCGAAGAAGGATGGAGGGGAACGTTACGAGGATTATTTCGTAAGAAAACAGTATTTAGATATATATTTTAAATTAACCGGGGCTTATGCCCCTGAGAAGACGGAACACGTCGAAAAGCAGATTGTCCTTAATTTTACGCCTGACATGATTCAAGGACTTGTAGATTCCGGGGCTATAAGCCAGGATGAAGCTACAGGGGCGATAATTGAAGCGCAGGCGGTCGAGGACGATGAAGAGGAGGAATCATATGCCTTACCAGGAGAAGAGTTCTCACCAAGAGAAGAAGAAAGAGAAGAGAAAAGAACTGGACAAGAAACTAGAGAGCCAATTACGGAAGCGAACAAAGAACCGGTTAGAAGCCGAGAAGGGGATGGGAATCAAGCGGGGTGCTCAGACTAAAGAGGGCCGTTCGTTAGTTGACGGTTTAAAAGATGCGGTTGGCAGTATTGATGACCGGGTACTTGCTCTGATTAACAAAGTATTAGGTCGAAAGGAAGAGGAGAAGAAGAGCTCCGGCGAAGCCGACGGTAAGAACGATGAGGTTGAGCGAAAGAAGAAGAAGTTAAAGGAAATGGCTAGAGAGCGGTGGTAAATTCAACGGACCTGGGTGCTCTGACTAAACTTAAGTCAGTTGATTGGTGGCGGGAGAAGTGCGCTACTGATTTATACTTCTTATGCCGGGTAGTCTTACAGACCCTTGAAGACCCTACACCCGGCTTTAAGGACCTCTACAAGCCTACTCATGGCCGTATGGCGTCCTTTATCGGGAAGTATGCTACGCCTGGGAACAATTTATTATTATTAACGCCGAGGCATTGGATTAAGAGTTACCTTGTTACTATCGGTTGGTTAACGCAGAGGATGCTTCAGACTTGGCTTAAGGGGGGCCGCGAGAGTGCTATTATTTCTAATGCTACCCGGCCTAACTCCCTGGAGTTCTTAAGGAAGATTAAGTACAATTTAATGTACAATACCTTTTTGAGGCAGTTATTTGAGAAGTGGATTCCTGAGGATTTAGAGAACCACGCCCCTGCGTGGACCCAAGAGCTGATTGAGGTTAGCGGGTTTAGAATTGAGACTGGTTCAGCCGAGGGTAACTTAGTATCCCGGCATTACCCTATCATGGTTAATGACGACTTAGTGAATAAAGACAATGCATCTACGGCGGAGCAAATTGAGAAGGTTAAGGACTGGTGGAAGCTGTCTAAGTCGTTGTTATCTCCTAATGGGATTTCTATACAGATAGGAACTCGCTGGGATTTTGATGACTTATATGGTTTTATAATCGAATCGTTTTTAGACCCTCCCAGGAATTACCATGAGACAAGCGACCCGATAATTGAACTTCACAAGGGTTCTTATCATTTAATGCAGATGGATTGCTGGTCGGACCCGGTAAATGAGACGGGTTCGACGTTTCCTGTACTATTCCCGGAAGAGAAGCTTAAACAGCTTGAAAAAGAGCAGGCGGAGCATTTTTATGGTCAGTACCGTAATAATCCTTTAGCGAAAGGGAACACACCCTTTAAGAAAAGCTGGATTCAGAGGTATAGTCCCATATCTTTACCGGAACAGCGGTTTCATGTTTGGTTAATGGACCCTACCGGGAAGGCGAAGGAGAAGTCAGATTATACGGGGCATGTATCGCTTTTTTATGGTGTTGATAAGAAAGTTTACGTAGATTATGCGAAAAGACTGAAAATTACAGATAAGAAACTTGTAGACTATATCATTGAGGTCGGATGCTTAGAAAAGCCTGATGCTATCCGGATAGAGGATAACAAATTCAATATTGTACGTGAGATGATGGAGATTATCCTTCCTCAGATGATACGAATGGGGAAGATAGCTAAGAAGGATTTAAGCTACGCTAAGTCGCTTCCGTACATCCTTGAGCCTTTAGCTCCAAGGGGTAGGCCTAAGGAAGTGCGGGTTAAGCACACTACCGGTTGGGTAGAACGCGGGAATGTGCTGTTTCCTTATAGCGGGGCTGATATTTTAGAGCAGGAAATGGTTCGATTCGGGGCATCACGCTATGATGACGTAGTAGATGCCTTTGCATATTTTTTAGATGATTTAGCATGGCCGTCGAAAGATTTCACGCCTAAGCGTTTTGAATTGACAGCGGAAGAGAAGATGACCGATGAAGAACGCGAGCGGGCGGAATGGGACGAGGCTTTAGAACAAGCGAACAATCCTCAAGGGGACCTTTTTGAGGAATGTTGGTAATGGAGGAATAAATGGCGAATGTAATGAATTATAATACGGGATTATGGGTCGTTGACTCAGTGGGAACCCGTGATGGTGTGGGCAGTTCGGTGGTAGAGGCCGTGGTGTTGATACCGTCGGCGGTTGATGATACCGTGACGTTTCAGGATGATGGAGAGTCGGAAGATGCTATTTTCCTGCAAGCCGGGCCATCTGATACGTCTCCGGTTGTTGTATACTTTAATCGCCCGCGACCGATTAACAATATTAAATGCTCACAGATTTCAGACGGCGCTAAGGCGTATGTGTACCTAAGGAACTAACATGACTGATTATTATGTTGACGCCACAGGTGGTGATGACTCTAATGCGGGGACATCTACGGGTGCCGCTTGGCAGACTATCTCTAAAGTAAACGGAGTAAGTTTCTCTGCGGGCGATAACATCTATTTTAAGCGTGGAGAGCAGTGGAGAGAGGAACTTACTGTTCCGTCATCCGGCGATTCGAGCGATGACATAACGTTTGGGGCCTACGGAACAGGTGCAAAACCGATTATTAATGGGGCGGATTTGGTGAGTACATGGACATCTACGGGTACTGAAAATCAATGGGAAGCAACTTGCACTACGGAACCCTATGTCGTATACATAGACGGAAACTTCGGAGATAAAAAGGCAGATACGGGGAGTTTGGCGGATGAGTATGATTGGTACTGGGCATCAAATACGCTTTATGTTTACTCCACATCCGACCCGGACACGGCTTATACCTCGCCGGGCATAGAGGCTGGGGCGAGGGGGGTGGCTATTGATGCCAACGAAAAAGATTACATCACCGTTGAAAACCTGCATTTACGCCAGGGGAATGTTTTGTCCGGCGAAACGGATTATGGTTCAGGGGTGTACTTAGATGGCGAAAACTGGCATTTTGACACCTTGACTATTGACCGGAATTATTATGCCGGGATACTCTGCACCACAGGCTCGGCGTCTGGGGAGATGCAGGGGTGTACGATAACAGACAATGGAGAAACAGGGATTCATATGTTTTCGGGAGCTGGGAGTACGTGGACTATAGATTCCAACACGATTTACGATAACGGGTGGAGAGACATATGGGGTTCAGGAATAATAACTAAGGCTGAATCGGTGGTGATAAAAAACAATACGCTTTATAATAACGGGTACGCAGGAGCGTTTGGATATGACCACGGAATATATATAGACCAAGCTGACCTTACGACTCCGGTGGAGATTTACGGCAATACAATTTATGGACATATTAAGGGGCACGGGGTTCAGACAAAATCGTCTGCTAATATTTACCAAAATCACATTTATGACAATTATGATGGCGGGGTTTATGTTGGGGAAAACGGGAGTAATGATATTGAGGTTAATGTTTATTACAACCTTTTGCATGATAACAAATATGGTGTTGTTGAGATGGGTAAGGGGGCTGGTGGAATAACTCTTAATATTTATAACAACACAACTTATCACAATGACGACACAAACGAGGCTGGGACCCCGGCTGAAATAAGCATTGAAGATGATGTTTCGCTGACTATAAAAAACAACATCATCTATACAACCGACTCAACATACGCTTACAGTATGGTTTCTCAAACTGGGATGACTTCCGATTATAATTGCGTTTATCGGGCGGGGTCGGGAAATTTTATTTATTACAACGGCTCATCCCGGACGTGGAGCTACTGGCAAAATACGGCGGGGTTTGACGGAAACGGTATGAACTCTGACCCCTCGATGACCGACCCCGGCAATGACGACTTCACCCTTCAGGTAGGCTCACCCTGTATAGACGCAGGGACAGACGTGGGCCTTACAGAGGATTATGCGGGGAATAGCGTTGGGGCGTCACCGGATATTGGGGCGTACGAAAAATTACTGGCGCTGTTTGGGGGTTTTTTTCTAACGATGGATATGAACTTATAGTCATCGGGGAATGTTTATGTTATGGAGGTACAAATGGTAAGCGAGCTTATTATCGCGGGTGTCTTAGGCGGTCTATATTTATTTGAACGTATTACGGGCAGAGCTGAGCGTCAAAAATTATTGAACCGTTTAATGGCAAAGAATTACGAGGAATTCGAGTATTATGACAAGAGGTTCGGGACAGACATTGCTGAATTAAAGAAAATGCGAACCGACGAGCGGAAAGAGAGGAAGAAGCAATCTAAAGATTTCGAGGAAATAAGCGTGGATGCGCCGAAAGACCCGGAATTGGAGGAGATGATTAAAAACCTCGAGGAAGATTGGGGGGACGAAGAACTCGACCTTACTAAGAAGCAGGATAAATAATGGAAGAACCGAAAGTATCACTAAAGAAATTAATAGACTTAGTCATTGAGGGTAAGAAGCTCACCGACTCTCAAGAAGCACAAGTTGCTTCTATTGCAAAGAACTACTGGGATAACCACCCTGACGTGACTATACGTTACCCTCGATGGAAGAAGTATATCGCCTGGGTGGCTGGGTATCAGACATACGATTACAACAAGGTTACTAAAAAGCTCGTAGAAGTCCCTGTAGACCGACGTAAGGGAAATATACAGGTTAATAAGCTAAGACCCATGGTCAAGGTGCTTTTGTCCAAACTGAGGGACGACAGAGCCCACAAGCACGTATTACCGGCAACTGATGATTACGATGACATAGAAAGTGCGAGAGCTGGCGAGAAAATCATAGAAGGCATTCAAGACAGGGTTGATTGGGACTCTGAGCTTGAGAAGGCTCGGTTATGGGCGATTTTATGCAACTGTGCTTATTTCCGGGTATTTTGGAATGAAGAGAAGGAAGGAATTCTCGGATACGAGCAGCCTACATACACCGATGATTTAGGGAATGAGCATACAGGAGAGGAATCTCAGCCTATTATTGAGGAAGGAGACGTTGATGTTGAGACTATAAGTCCCTTTAATTGCCGCCATGACCCGCTTTATACTGAAGAAGGTAAATGGCGATGGTTTATTTACGGGGAAGAGGTCTCATGCGAAGAGATAGAGGAAAAGTATGATTTAAAGCGGGGAACCGTTACTGATGTTTCTTCTACGCTCAAGGACGCTTATGAGTTACAGTACACCGACACTTCGGGAGCATTCAATCAGGCTGGGTCTAAATCTGATTCAGTCCGCGGCGATTCTACGACCTATATGGAGTTATGGACGCCTGAGGTTTACTTCTTTCTAGCCGGGAATAAAGTTCTAGAATATGGAACTCATGATTACGGTGAAATACCGTTTTATAAAGTCAGTGAGTCTGTGGTTCCGATTGGAACCTATGAGCGGGGACTTTCGTATAATGAATCCCCGATTAAAGACTTTATACCCTTGCAGCGGGAATACAACCGGCAGTATTCTTTAATGAGCGTTGCTATTGAGCGTGCTTCGAAGTTGAAAGTCTTGGCACCTCTTGGAGCTATGCTTAATAAGAAACAATGGACGAACGATTACGGGGTTTTTATTGATTATGACAAACATAAGGGGGAACCTTACCAGATGAAGCTGGACCCCTTCCCCCCGCACGTTCAAAGTTATAAGGGGTACTTAGAGCGGGATATGGAAGATGTTTTGAATGTTCACCCCGTATCTATGGGCCAGTTGCCGGAAAGGGCTTCGCATGCCAGCGGGACCTTAGCGGGATTATTGCTTCAGCAGGATGACGTTACATTAACGCCTCTTATTCGGGCCTTGAATAGGGCATCGGGTAAGGCATGGACGATGGTATTAAGGCTCATACAGAAGTACTACAGTGCTGCCCGCTTATTACGGTATACCGGTGAAGATGGGGCTTTCCAGGTGAAATACTTTAAGGGAGCCGACTTACGCGGGAACACTGACGTAAGGATTACTTCCGAGAGCGGTTTACCGAAATCGCTGCCTATGAGAGTAGAGTATATAATGAGATTATTTGAATCGGGCATTATCCAAGACCCGCAAATGATATTAGAAATGATGGAGTTTGGACAGGCTAAGAAGATATTCAAAGATGTCCAGGTTCATGAACGGAAGGCTCACCGTGAGAATGAGCTTATTAAATCGAACCCGAAGCTGACTACAGCAGATGTTGGAGGGTTCTTATATCCGCTCGAAAGCCACATGGTGCATTTAAATATTCACCTACGAGAACGTCTGTCTGCTGGGTTTGAGCGGCAGGAGAAGGGTGTCCAGGACTTAATGGACTTCCATATCCAAAAAACCTACGAAGCTATACAGGGTATCCAACAACAGCAGGCAGAACAGGGACAGCCCGCCGAAGAACAAGGGGGGCAGGCTCCGCAAGGATAACCTGCTCTACGCGAGAAGGCAGGTCCTCTGTAAGTAAACGAGGCTATTATGGCTGACAATGATTTTGAAATGGCTGAAGAACAGCTAAGAAGCGTCCCCGGGGAATCAACAGATTCTAAAAAGGGACAGGATTTTGACCGACCTGAGGGTATCGATAATTACGACCCCTCTCGCGGTGGATTCGACACTTCTCAGAATTTCTCTGACAGCAGAGATGACTTTGATTTTGATGACGATGACGATTGGCAGGATAGTGACGATGTCTCTATGTCCCGCCAACCTCGCAAAGAAGAATCAGAATCAGAGCCAGAGAAGCAGGGAGAAGAACCCGCTGAAGAGGACAATCGAAGTGACGATGCATCTCAGGAGGATGAGGAGCTTTTCGAGAGGTTGGGAAAGCTTCAAGAGGATTTAATCAACTTAACCGGTGAAGACACCGTCTTGAAAGTTAAGGGGGAGGAGTTAAAGTTGAAAGACCTCAAGCCCGACGAAGCAGTAATGTATCTCCAACGCGGGATAAGGTCGGGTCAAATTTTTGACGAACTATCTAATAGGCGTAATGAGATTGATAGTCAACATCAACAGCTGCAAAGCGAACGGCAACAGTTGAACCAATTAGCCCAGCAGCTTCAGAACATGCGTGGTGAAGAAGGACAGAAGAAGTCAAGCGGTTTTAAAGCAATGGAAATCAACGACCACGATGATGATGAAACCCGCATGATGAAAGAACGCTACAATGCTCTCGCGGAAGAAATGGAGGGTATGCGTTCGAAGTCGCAGGAAGCTGAGGTTCAATCTGCCCAGGCTCAGATAGAATCCGAGATTAAGAAACACTCGGAGGATTATCCGATGGCTAGCATTGATGAAGTTTGGGCTATCAAAGCTTTCTCACCGGATACGCCTATTGAAAAGGCGATGGAAGCTAGTCATAATCATTATGCGTCCTCAGATTTTCTAGAGAAAGCCATCAAGGCAAACCCGCAGTTTGCCAGGGAGTATGAACAGAAGGTGATTCGGGAGTACGCTTCGAAGAAACAGAAGAGTAAACCTGTCAGCACTCGGCGTTCGCACTCCGGTGCTACTTCTAGAATCTCGGACAAGGAGTCAGCTCCCCCGAGAGATTTCGATGACGCATCTGACTTGGCGAGGCAGTACATTTCCGAGATGGAGAGTCTTACACGAAAGTAAGTAGGAGATATGAATGCAGGAATTTCAATATATCCAAGACATTCTGAAAGAATACTATGCACCCGTTATTGTAAACCAGATTTATAAAAAGACACCTTGGTGGGCTCAGATTAAGAAAGTCACTAAGGGTGTTTATGGTAAACGTGTGTATATCCCCGTACAGACCGCATTCACGGAAGCTGTTGGAGCTAGGGTAGCTAACAACTACACCTTGCCGTCAGCTCAGCGGAATACGTACGACGCGGCTTATATTTACATGAAACGTAACTATGGCCGTATTAAAATTGATGGATTTTCCATCGCTTCCGCGAAAGGAAAAGGCGGATGGGTTGACATGGTCTCTCAGGAGACTAAGGGCGCTTCTAACGCCTTTGCTATTGACTTAGACCGGCAGTCCTTAGGACGCGGAGATGCCGTAATTGGGCATGTTGCGGCCACGGACGGCTCAACGATTACTGTGGATAACCCTTTTGGTATTACTGAAGCATCAACTGCTCGGTTGTTCCGTGAAGGAATGGTAATCGACGGGTACGATGCCGGCGACGCCTCTAAGTACGTAGATGGCCTGACTATCAATTCGATAGCCGGGAACGTCTTAACAATGTCAGCTTCAACTGGCATTGGCGACTTGGCCGATGGTGACCTTTTAGTGCGTGAAGATACGTACTCTAGTACCGCTGCTAATATTGGTGAAATCATGGGGCTTGACGGTATAATTGATACCGCTAATACCCCGGGAAGTGATTTCCAAGGTATCGACCGGTCATCTGAAACTAGCTGGCAGTCTCATGTTGAGACTAGCTTCGGCGCTTTGACTGAAACTAAAATCCAGGAAGTACTCGATGCTGTTGAGCAGAGGACAGACGGAGAAACTCCGTCGATGATTCTTACTACGTACGCGATACGTAATAAGCTTATCGACCTTATCCGCTCTGACCGCCAGGTACAGCGTATGAACTTTAACGCTGGGTGGAAAGGCATCAAGTACACTGGTGGAAACGTAGACTTGCCTGTCATGGTGCATAAGAATTGCCCGACTGGCTATATGTATTTCCCCTCTATGCCTCATATTAAGTTTTATGCTTTAAAGAAACTGGTATGGGATAATAAAGGCGGAGGTATTTTAAAGCCGGTTGCTGGTGAAGATTCATATGAAAGTTGGTTTAAACTTTACGGAAACATTGGGACTGATTGTTCCAATGCTCATGCGAAGGCTACTGGGGTTACCACCGCGTAAACCCTCGTCTTACCCGGCTAAACTTAGTTGGGTTCGTTTCCATACATATGAAATTCTTGGGGGCTGGCTTTAGCTGGCCCCCTAAGAACTAAATGGAGGATACATGCTGTATAGAGCACCGGAATCATTTCAAAGACGAGTGGGATTGATTCACCCAGACTATTTTATTATATTTAATGACAGAATATTTCGTTGGGAGATACGGAAGTTCTTATGGAGGAACAACGGTAACCGGGACCCACGCATGTGGGAGATTAACTCGGAACGCGTCCGGGTTATTACTTGGGACGATGAATCAGTTGATTATGGGCGTTACGGTAAGAACATTAGGCCCCCCAGTCACCGTGTTATCGAAGACTTTAAAGAAAGTCTCTACTGGGCTAGAAACTCTAAAGAGTTGCTTAGCGATATAGACAGAAGCAATGCTCGCTTAGCGGCTTCGATGCGAGATGATGAGGACTATGCACACAGGACTGGGGCTAGGGCTATTTACAAACACTACAACGAACCCACTGTCTTTTATGGAGGTTAAACAATGGCGTTACAGACAGATTCCGATGTAACTAGGTATGTACAAAGCATTTTAAATGATACACGCGAAGCTTATTTTACTACTACAGAGATTGACTTATGGATAGACTTCGCTATCAATGAGGCTCTTGAGAGGTTTGCTCCCTGGCTGTATTACGTGAAGAAGAAGAGCGAAGATTTGTCTTTAGTGGCGGACCAGTCTGATTATGATAAACCAGACGATTGTTACAAGGTGAGCTCTATCCGGCTAAAAGACAATGGAGATAAGATACGTTTTATCGGAACCGAGAAAGAGTTTTTCGATTACAAGGACTACGACCCGTCAATGAAGGCCTGGCATTGGGTGAACGGAAAGATTCAATTCATACCTACGCCGGATGGGACAAGCGACACTTTAAGTGTCTGGTATATGCCCGAATTAACTTCTACAAGTGACTTCCCCCCGTGTATACGCAATTACATTGCTATCTTAGCGGTAATCAACGGGTTAGGAAAAGACGAGAGGATTACTAATCATTATTGGAATTTACTAGAGAAGTCCGAAAATTCTGCTTTGCGGTACCTGGTTTTACAAACCGATGAAGCTGAAATGATGCAGCCTTTCTGCGAAGAGGATGGCTATGCCTATTAATGCGAATATTCCTTTCTTACTCAATGATTTTTCACTGGGCCTAGATTGGAGTACGTCTCAGGATTCCCTTGACCCCAAGACGGTTGCGGATGCTAAAAACTTTGAGCTGACTACTTTAAAAGCGTTGCGTAGCCGTAACGGGGTTACGAAGCATAGTGATTCAGCCTATACGGCTGATACGGCTATAAAGTCGATACAAGAATATAAGTCACCCGGGGGGACTACTTACCTCTTAGCTCAATGCGGTACGAAACTAGGGCATTGGAATGGGGCGACTTGGTCTGATGTTAAAACTGGGTTAACTGCCGGGAAGCGGTTAACATACGGTCATCATCGAAGCTTTATGTACTGTGTGAATGGGGAAGATGATAATTTTAAACTCTACAATACGACTGTATACCAGGTGGGAATTGACCCGCCAGACTCTAAGCCTACAGTTGGGGTGGGAAGCGGTACGGGTCTAACTGGTACATATCAATACAAATACACGTACAAGAGGGACACAGAAGCTTTAGAGGGCAATCCTTCTCCGGTCTCTGATGAAGTCACTGTATCTGATGAGGATGTAGACGTGACGGTCGTGGCATCCTCCGATACGCAGGTAGATAAGATAGTTATTTATAGAACACTGAATTTAGATTCTGGCGGAGATTCTACTCAGTTTTATAAAGTCGACGAGGTGGAGAATTCAGACCAGACATACACTGACAGCGCCTCAGACAACGACGTAACTACTTTAGTGTCCGATAACCATACGGTGCCCCCGAAAGCTAAGTTTGTGAAACTTCATAACGACCGGATGTTCTATATCAGCTGTCCCGATGAAACCGATGGCGAGTCGATGGTCATGTGGAGCTTAGTTGGAATACCGGAGGCGGTACCGTCAAGTAATTACCAGTATTTTGATAGGAAAGATGGGGAAGAGATAACGGGTGTAGCTTCTCTTGGTGAGCAGTTGGTGATATTTAAACCTAATAAAATTTCTGTTTTATCCGGGAACTTCGATGAGTTGTATACAGTATCAAGAACTATCGGGAGCATCTCGGGTTATTCCATCTTGGAATTCAAGGACAATATAGTGTTTTTGTCCGAAGATGGCTGGAAGGCTTATGACGGGGTTAATATTTCTGACATCTCTGACCGGCTGCGTGCTTTAGACGAGGCTGGTTATTTTACTCCCGCCGAATCCGATAACTATGATGCTGTTTACTACCCCCTGAAAAAGCAGATGATGTTTCTTATCAACCATTCGTCCTTAGCGGAATACGTGATGGTCGGGCATTGGATAGTACCTCTAATGGCTGAGGTAAAAATCGAGGACTTATCGCAGGATTATGTGGGATGGACATACTTCCAATACGAATCTCTGGATTTAAGCTGTCTTGGGGCATACACGGATGATGAAGGGTTAAGGCGGCCGTTAGCTGGCGGTGAAGATGGTTATCTTTATCGGTTGGACTCGGGAGCTCAGGATGATGGTTCCGATATTAATTTCCGGTTCGAGACGGGGTTCAGACCGCTTGGCCAAGACCCTACTACTATATTCACATTACGTGAAGTGACTATTATGTTTCAGTCAGGTACGGCTGGCGGGTTAGAATTCAATGTTGATGTTGATAATGTACACGATGTTTCTGTGTTCGAGACGGTAACTGGGGGCGAGGCTTACGCGGGGTCATGTTATGCTGGAGAAATTTATTGTGGCATGTCCGGCCTTAACATTGAATCTTTTAACGTGAATGCCATGGGGCGTTTATTCCAGGTAGGGCTAGACGTCACAACTAGCAACACTTTTACCTTAGCGGGCTTGTCAGGGGCTCTGAGACCTGAAGCCAAGAGGCCGTCATAATGTCAAATGTCCGTGCTGCGATTAAATACCCTATTAAGGATAAGAACTTAAATTTACAGATACGGGATATCATTAATAAAGTAAACGCTCTTATGGAGACTGTTGAGGATAAGATGATAACCGAGAATTTAAAGATAGTTGATGCCGGGTCAACAGGAGCAACAGAGCAGGATTGGATAGAGGTGGAGGTTGGTGGCATAACAGGCTATGTGAGAGTTTATGCAAGCAAATAAAAGAGGAGATAATATGAGTAAACAAAGTAAATTCTATCAACATTTAAAAGACTTCGCCTGGCTTATTAAGAAAGACGGGAGTAGCGAGCCTCCGGATAGCGGTCCAAACTGGCCGGAGCGGATAGACGTGAAAGCAAAGGCTATGGCGGAGTTAATTTTTCCGGAACAGCCCGACCCTGAGCCTGACCCTTTTCCTGAACCTGTACGGGAAATCCAGGGGCACTTCCTAAGCTTATGGGAGTGGTTTAAAAGAATAGCCTGGGATGGGAAGAAGGAAGCGGAGGCCTTATATGAGCTACGCCGGACTGTCAGGAAAGCAAGAGAATACAGAGTTAGCTTAATAGATGGATTCTTCTTTGTCTCTGATGCGAAGCAAGCAGTCCATAAGCAAGCGGGGTACCGGGGGCCGTGGGTTGTTGAGAATGACGTACACGATTTAGAAAGATACAATCTCCGGTTTTGGGACTTGTTCGAGAAATTCCTTATTGTGTTCAAAGAGGAAAAGGTTCACTTTATGCCCCAGCTGGCTATGGGGAGGATTTATAACCTCTGGCCATTCCAGTCAAATAAACAGGGAGTATATGCAGGTAGAATCCATGACCCCGTGACTGTCCCTTACTTTGTGAAGCTGGCGAATATGGTTGGCAGATATTACGCTAAAGTGTACGGGGATGAATACACCCCGTTTATTAAGCCCGGGAACGAGTTCTTCCATAGAGGGGATTGCCGGGTATTCCATAACATTCTCTATTGGCACAAGCATTTATGGGACAGGGCCTTAAGTAACTTCACCGACAGAAGTCATATTGTAGCTGATATAACCGGGTCTGAAGCCTCTAGAGGGCCGTTTGTAGAGAGAGGCGAGTGTCCGAGGCCGGAGTGCTGCCCAGAGCCGGACTTACGCCATGGTGTGCCGAATGACGGGAAACCCTTAAGGGTAACGCCGCCGGAAGTACACGGGTGTTCCACTATCCATGATTTTAAAGGAGAGATTGAAGGTGCGAGTCATAACCACATCGTAAGGTACACAGAAGATGGTGGAAGCCGCACGAGGACAGGGAAGGGGCACACATGGGCAGGATTAAAAGCTAACTGGGCCAATGCCGACCAGACGTATGAAGCTGGGAAGTACTTATGGACAGTAGCTAAAGATAAAAAGAAAACCTTTATGTTCGCTTTATTCCCTATTGAGACCCTAGACCCTAAGACCGAGAAGGCTGACTACCGGGTTGAGGCAATCAACTGGGAACGTTTTGAGGCCCTTAGGCGAGCATGGAATGAGGTAATGGAGTAAACAATATGGGTATAGTAACTAAGTCACATACATTTGTAGATGGGTCGGTACCGGATGGCCTGATTACAGCCGCTAGACTTAATGATAATTGGGATACGCTGTATACTTTAGTGAACGGCAATTTAGACGGTGCGAACGTTGATTCGAGCGCTATCATGATTCCTGGCGGTGATTACACGATTACAGGGACCTTTACATTCAGTACAGCTCCATCTCTCCCGGATGACAGCATCGGTGATGCCGCACTCTCAGATAACGTTTCGCTGCTTGACGGGGCTCAAACGTACAGTGCTAAGAAGACCTTTAGCGGTGGAACGAATCATAGCAAGGAACAGGCAGAGAGCTTCAATATAGAAGAAGTGGCGGGACTCCCGGCTTATGTGGCTGCTGATAAAGGGAGGCTCTTATATAACACGGATGATAATAAAGCATACATCGGTGGTGGCAGCGATTGGGAGCAGATAAATTACATTGGTGGTTATACCGGCGGGGCTATTCGCTCGTACAGCGGTACACTCGATGTTGACAGTGGAAGTTCTAGCCAGCTATGGTTTAAAACTGAAGGAGGCGGGCCAACAGTGAATATAGCCTTGCGGGGGTTGATATTCCCCTCTAGGTATTACACGGAATTGGGTTATCATAACCACACCTTTACTGGTGGCGGGCATACACATAGCGTCACTGACGGCGGCCACACTCATAGTGTAGTAATTGGAACCCATGGTCACGGCTCGACCCAGTACGCAGTTGATGCTCACACCCACTCTGTCTCGGGTAATGTAGATAATACAGACTTAAGCCATACCCATGACGTGTCGGGGACGACCGGTAACCAAAGCGCCGACCATACGCATTCGGTTTCCGGGAATACTGCCGTGGAGACAGTCCGGGAAGACCTGAGTGGCTCGCTTGAGAATCATTCACACTCAATTTCGCTTACTTCGGGGACCCAATCAGCTAGCCACACACACACATTTAGCGATACATCATCGAATTGGAGTATTGCGAACCTACATAAGCATAGCGTCTCCCTTACTAGCGGTTCATCTTCTAATTCCTCGGCTGTATCAGCGGCGAACTTAGGTACGAAAACATCGGCTTCTTCCACCACTGGTGTTTCTGTTAGCAGTGGGACTGCAACCGGGACGATAAGTAACGCTGGTGTTAACGGCGGTACTATATCCTCAAGCGTAAAGCAGCATCTTGACTCATGCGTCATTAAGGTTGATGGTACAGATGTTACAAGTGATGTTTTAACTGCTACGGGGTGGGATGAGGTTGGCGATGGGACCGACACGCATAATTTTGTGACAACCGGGACTGGTGAAATGGACGCAAGTTCATGGGTTGCCTACTCGGCGGGTTACCACATACTCGAGGTATCAGAACCGACATCTGGATACGGTGGGCGTGTAATGATACACATCGAGACTACATAAAGGAGAATATAAATGCCACTTCCAGCACCGGTAATCGGAGCTTTAATAACCGCGGGTTCTTCTCTCGTGGGCGGATTGATGTCTGGGGCACAGAAGGATAAGGAACGAAAGCAGTCTTATCAAGATTGGAAAAAGATGGCTGACCAGAAGAGACGCTGGGCCAGTGAATTTAAACCACAGCAGAGATTCGACCCTTCACAGAACTTAAATGTCTTTAATGACGTTATCAGTAGGGCTGTCATGGGAGGTCTACAGGAACGAATGGGGGACCGCCTTGGAGAATACGGTATCGACTTTAGCAGTATGTTCGATAAACTCCAAAACTCATCGGGTCCTAAGCGTGGAGAAGAAAAGATGCGTATCAACCCTAACTTTGCGGCTGAGAAAGTTCATAGGTCGAGGCTTGGGGGGAGAAGGTACGAGAGGCCATAATGTTAAAATTTAATTATAATCCAAAACGAATGCAAGGCGTAAGGACTGATATGCCTTCAGGGAGGGGGGCGATTTCAGGAAGACGCAAGAAGGTAACTAAGACTGGGAATGTAACCTCCACGGGGACTAAGGCTGGTACCACAGGAACTGCGTCTGGGCTTCAGAATCTTACGCCCGGTCAAAAAGAGAAAATCATCGGTGGTATGACAAAACCGACGGCAGACAGCTCAGGTAGAGGAGGTGCAGGCGCTTCTTTAAGTGGAACCACCGCTTCAGGCAGAAGTACCGTTTCAGGCGGAACCGCCGGAGGCGTAGGGGGCGCTACTGGTTCTTGGTTAAAGAAGCTTGAGACACCCATTACGGCTGAGATAGGTTTATCTGGAGACGAGCGACAAGGTATATACAATTTAGCTCGTGGGCAAACTCAAGGCGCTACAAAGACTGCTATGGAGCAAGCTCGCTCTGCGATGGGAGGCCGGGGATTCCGTGGCGGGGAATCAGGTATTGCTGACTCAGCGTTAGGCCAGATAGCTCAGCAGGGACAGAGCTCACTAAATAGATTCAGCCAGGACATAGCCCATAGAGAGGCGGCTAACCGTTTCTCTCAGAATATGGCCTTGAATCAGGCGAATCTCTCGAGGCTTGGTACCGGTGCACAAACTGCTTTAGGGTACGATAAGTTACAGCAGGAAGCGGCGGCTAGAGCCGCGGCTCAGGGATTAGCATCTAATAGAATGAAATGGGATAAGTACAAGTTTAAGAAACAGTTTGAGTACGGCCAAGAGCGGGATGCTATGGGTGACCTGTTTAACCTGTTTAATGCGTACCGCGGAAGCTACGGGCAACAGCAGGGTATTTATGCTTCCGGTAGAATGGGAGGCATCTAATGTCTATGGACTGGAGAGTATTTGGCCAAGGACTTATGCAGGCTGGGTCCCAATTGAGCAATTACTTAATGCAGCAAACCCAACAGGAAAAGCTATGGGCACACCAGGACAAGCAGGCAGAAAAGAACCATGAGTTCGCTTTAGAGCAGGTTGAGCTGGCAAAGAAACTAGACTTAGAGAATGAACGCCAGATGTACAATCATCAGCAGCAGATGAACCAATTCTTACAAAGCCCCGATTTCCGTAACATGGTACAGAATAGCGTAGCTAACGGGGACCAGACTCAAATGATGTTGACGGGAAACTTAATGGAGGTTGTGCAGAAAGCCAGGATGGGAGAAAACCTGGAAGAACCCGAAGTGGATTTCGCAATGAATATGCTTCCCCCGGGAGCTAGTATGCAGTTCGCTGATATCATGCGGGCCAATGAAGAGCGTAAGGCGAACATGGACGCTCAGAAGGACCAGGTAGCGCTCCAAACACTAGCGACTCTAGGCTTACAAGCTTATAGGGAAGACTACCTGGATTTCCAGGAGCGTCAGTTAGGAAGCCAGCAGTCATACCAAGAACAGAGGTTATCTCTTGAGGAGACGACGGCTCAGGCCGCTCAGCTGGGCGCTTTAAGCCAAGTCTTGGGTATGAAGAAGGATATGATTGCTGTCCAGTACAATCCACTTATACAGAGTATCGAACTTGATGAGCGTATAGCTAAAATGCAGTCAGAGAATTGGGATGCATGGGAAACATGGATGAAGTTAGAGGATAAGGTCGAGGGTCCAACCCCGGAAGCTCGTAGAGAAAATCAACTGCAATTAATGCGGCAAAAGTACCCTGGGCATGTAGGGATAGTTGAGGAGATTCTAGGCTTAAAAGATAGCAGTAAACAGTTAAAATCAGTATACAGAGGGATTGCTGATATGAATATAATGGAAGATATATTGAGCGATACCCCATTCCAGAATGTAAGGTTGAAATCGCCCGATGAGCCGGACGTAGAGGCTCGGGCGAAGGTAGCCCCTCCGCCGCAGGCGACAGAAGCCCCAGGTGGGTTACCGGCGGGCGGAGCTCCGAGCTTTAAGGATGAATTAGAAAACCAGATTGCCGGTAATAAAAAGATGCGGGGATACTTAAAGTCCTTCTTAGGCTCGGAGGACAATACAGCAGATGCCCGGCGAGCTTTTCAGGAGATGGTGTATAAACCCGAGGACCGAGCCTTAGTAGCTCAATATGTTGGACCGCCGGAGGGTGATGACGGTAATTTTACCGACGCACAGATAGGGATGTACTTAGCTTATATAGCACTAAATCAAAAGGAGAGATAATGCAAGACCTTTGGTCTTACGAAGACCCAGCACAGCTAGAAGTGTTCCAGAACTTCTATGACCGGTATACAGAGTTGTCGAAGCAGTCTGGCCTGACTGCACCCGTTAGAGAGCAAACTCAACATTATATGAAGTTCGGGCAGGGGCTGCTTAGTTCTCTATCATTAGGAACTTCTAATGCATTAAACCGGTCCTTAGGCGTAGACTATAAACCAGACAGTATATCAGAGCATGTTGCATACCATTCCGGAGAGCTCCTTGGGTTTATTGCGATGCCCATTAATATCGCTGGTAGATTAATAGGCCCTTTGGGTAGTAAAGCCGGGCAAGCGACTGCTAAATGGGGTCTCAAGATGCTTGGGAAAAATGCTGGTGCCACCGCGGCTAAGAGGGCTGACCGCCTTGGCAAATTAACTGAATACGTTTTTAACGCCACACAGACGCTGGGTGTAGCTAGTGCTATTTCGGACATTAACGCACCACCTAAACAGATGGCTCAAAGCTATGCGAGTGGAGCTACGCTTGGTGCCGTATTTGGGGGGACAGCATTTATGCATAGCTTAAAGCATCCCGTGTTGAGTTGGATTGGTCGGCAGTTTGCTGGCCGTACATTAATGGGAATGACTAAGTTGCGGCCCTATTTCGATAAAGATTTCTGGTCTGAGCTTGTAAAAGATAAGGACGCGTTCGGGCAAGTTATCTACGATGAAATGATTAACACATACTTCTTGAGTCATGGTATCACCCCCGCCGCTGTTGGTTTAGGCGACCCAAGGGCTCTGAAAGCCGAGCAGCTTCGGAAGCTCCTTCAGACAGATAAGGCCTTAGCGGAGATGTCTGTGGAGATAGCGAAAGACCCGGATATTAAATTGAGCAATGTAGATTTCGCAAAGTTCAAGAGGATTCCATATAACCCAGAATTCACTGCTGTGTTAGAGAAGAAAAACAAGCCGTTTATTCGGAATAACCAAATTGAAGTAGACCCTAAGCGGGTAGACCGTGAGCGTCTCCCCGATATGAAGGATAGGATTGAGCGGGGGTATATCGAATCAGAACAATTACGTGTAGTGTATGACCCCGAGAAGATGGTCTTTAAGCCTGAAGCTGACAATCATACGTTATGGGCGGCGTTAAAAGACTATACATCCGTACGTAAAGGTATCGGTGAGCGGACGAAACAGTTTGAAGCCGTTGTTGTTAACCCCGAAACATTAGCGAAGTCTCGGTTGCTGCCTAGGGCTATCGACTACGCTATCCGCTATAAAGTCTATCAGGAGCGTGTGCAGGGACTCAAGGAAGGGAAGCCAGACCCGTCGGACGTCTATCATGGCCAGAAACTCCAGAGACTATCGGATTCCCAATTAGAGCGGAGGGAGCATAAATCACCACACGAGCTCCTTCGTTCAAAGGAGCTTGATTTAAGACCGGACGATGTTCGCTTAGGCACTGAGGCTATACGTAATCTAACGAGAGGGTTCCGCCGTTGGGATTTAGATGTTGACACTGGGACGCTTACGCCTGTTGAGTATGGCGAACAACCCGTCCCCCACTTCTCGGTACGATACGAGAAATCCCAGGGGGAATGGCTGCCGAAAGGTGTAGGGGACGGTGTAGATAATTTACATTTCTCAGGGACAGCCCAAATCAAGAAGGCTCACCTGCCTAAGGTTATTGATGCATTCCGCGACTCGGTTACTAATACTCTCATAAGAAATGAGATGGCCAAGAAGGAGCCGGATTCAGGCCTTAAGGTTGAGGATATCTGGGGTAAAGAGGGAGCGGGGCGTGCTTATCTTGAAATTGATAAAACTTTCGGTAAGGATTCTCCGTTCGAGAAAAGAATAAAGGAAGCTAAGCCCTCCCGTGGCCAAACATACGGGAAATACAATGATTTAATGGAAGGTACTAAATATGTCAATAAGAAGATAGCTCAGTACGAGGCTATCCCCACGATGGATGTCCCCGCTCGCTACATGAGGAAGTTAACTGCCCGTATTAATGCGTTAAAGCTGGATATCGCCCCCGATGAATTCATGGCCGCAATATTAGAGAAAGGGGAAGGCGCTGCGGGGCGGTTTGTTGACCCGTCAAGTGCAAAAGCTAAGCTAAGGAAGGTTGAGATGGCCTCCGCCGCTGATAAACCCCCGGGAGCTAGACTAAAGATTAAGATTGGTCACTTACCGGAGCTCGAGCGGCACCTTAAGTTAGCCGAGAGTGCTTCATTGGCTGAGAAGATAGACTATATCTTAGCTCCCTTTAATGAGAAGCACGGGCTTCAGAATAAGTATGCTGAGGAGTCAGCGATTAAAAAAGGGCCGGAGGATGTAAGGAAACGTTATAACCGGCTAGTAGATGCGGAGAATAAAAGGAGGTCATCGAAGCTGACGCAATCCTGGCGAGATGCAAGGACGAAAGCGAATACGACGGTTTTGAGTAAACTATTAGCTGTCTCAAGGCCGCAGAGCTTCTTAGATGCCCGATATCTGTTTCAGGCTATGGAGAGTAACACAGGGTTACCTATGTGGAAGATTGCGAAGCGTGTCATGTCTGCATCCCGGCAACGGAAATGGGCTAAAGCCGAGTTGACTAGAGAGTTGAATAAGATAGACCTTTCAGAGAAAGACTTGAGTTTAGTTGAGCAGTATTACAAAACTATGTACAGTAATGCGGACTTACCTAAAAGCATGCGGGATTCATCCGGCAGGTTATTATTACCGGAGAGCGTCAAGGAGTATATCCAGGCTGTCGATAATGTTATGGGTGAGTTAAAGCCTATGGTTCAGCTTTATCGTTGGCGTCAATATTACGAAAATATTGTCCTTGGGAAAAACCCTAAAATGCGAGTCTATCGAATGCAGGCTAGAGAGAAGGACCCGAATCTACAAAAAGAGTATGCAGAATTTAGAGACAAAATCCAGGACCTTACGGTTGCCTGGACTGTGGACTACCAAGTCCGCACAGACCCAAAGACTGGAGAGAGTATGCCTGGGTATAAACATCACCCGGAGCAGTTTATTGAAGTTCTCGAAAGCATAGCGCCCGAGTTAGGCGCCATACAAAGCGGGTACTATTTACCTCTAAGAGTTCTATCCGGAGATAAGCAAGGGTTGGTAAAACATGATATCTTAGTACATGCTGATACAATGGGGACTACACATATTAGAAGTCGCGGTGAATTCACTAACAAGCGTGGCAAGGAAGGGATGGACCTTGGGGAGACCGTATACCAGACTATGGTTGGGCGGGACTTACGGCTTCGTTTAGATTCATATATCAACCAAGTGATGAACTTACACTACATGCAGAAGCCCCTTGAGACTATGGAGGGTCTTGTTAACATCTTCCAGCAGCATTTTGATAAAGCGACTTCGAAGCAATTATTCAAAGAAAGCTCTGACCCTACGTCTCATAGTACATTAGATTGGATTAGGCTATGGGCTCACAGACAGAAGGGATTCCCTGTTCGTTTAGGCCCGCTTGGCAGAGGACTTAAGACTGTCCAGTCATTCTTCTATAGGACCTTAACGCTGAAGCCCTTTCTGTGGATGCGGAATTTATTCCAGAATGTGGTCATGTCCCCGGATAAGGGCATTATACTTGATTACTATGCACGTAAGGCAGTAGGAAAAGCCGGGAAGTTTAAAGATTTACCTCCCGAAGCAAAAGACTTTTACTGGAAACATGTGGCACAGATGGAGTCGCTAGAGAAACACCAGCTTTGGCTTGAAGCTACGGACAAACTCCTTGAACTCCCTATTGCCGGGGAGGTTTTCCGCTTAGCTGAGAAGGTTGGACACACATACGCCTTAACTGATAACGTTAATAGAACAGGTGCTTTCATGGCTTATTACGAGAGAGGCTGGAAGCAGTTAAAGAAGTACCGCTCGGGTGAAACGAATATCGACACGATGTTTCGTAAAACCGGAGCCGCCCGGATGGAACCTATAGAGCAGAAAGAAATCCTTCAGCTCGTTGCTGAGGGCAAGGATATGGAGGTTGCTAAAGAGATAGGCAAGTGGGGGTCAGACAACACAAACTGGCTTTACAGGCGCTCTGAGCGCTCCCTAGTAGCCATGTCGCAGGATGAAGCGTTGACTAACCTTATGACATGGACAAAGGGTGTTATCCAACGCTCTGTTAAAGAGGGGCGTAACTTGTACCAGGGTGTAAAAGAAGCTGGTAGTATCCGGGACCTCTTAGACCCGCGGCGCCCTCCTGGGGAGAAAGCAACAGGGGCTATTAAATACTTTGTAGGAGTACGTATTGCCAGCCTCATTGCAGAGTCCGCCTTAACCACTATAGCGAATGGGCATTTCAGTAAGTACAAGTCTTATGGCCCGGGGATGTTCTTTTGGGAATTAGGCGGCGTACCTGTGGACATGGTGAATGAGTTTGTAGAGGCCGCTAGTGATTTAAGCAGGGGCGAGGCTGGTTCTATGGCACGTTTCGCCGACAGCTTCTTAGGGCTTATGGTCCCGTTCTACGATTCAACGACAAATGTCTTAGAAGCTATTACCGATAAAGATGATATTAGGCCTTTCCAAAGGTCATTGAATAACATGAAGAAAGGTTTTGATACCCAGGAGTACGTAGACCGAACCATCGCCGAGGCTGTTCTCCATGGGCTCTTTGGGAAGGACCCTAAGTATAGCGTTGATAAAGAGAAGTACTTAGCGGAGAAGCTCGTCGAGGCAAAGAAGGCCGCGATTACAGCTAAGGACCCGCTTACGGAAACTTTCTTTAAACTCCAAGTGGATAGGTACGAGGGTCTGCTTGACGTGCTTCATAGGTATAAGCCGGAATTAAGAGATACCGAGGAGGTACGGCGGAAGATGATAGAGAAGAGGAAGGAACAGCAAGAGTCCCTGGAGTACAAGAACTGGTATGAACAGTGGAAGAAACGGCATAGGTATTAATGGAGGAATTAATGTTATCTAAACACCTGTCAATCGATGAGTATAAATGTCCGTGCTGTGGAAGGATGCCCGATTCGGTACATTCGGATTCACGGTACGAGTTATTGTTTGGAACGTTTGAGAGGATACGGGAATTAGTAGGCAAGCCTATCCTTATCTCATCCGGCTATAGATGCCCCCGGTACAATAGGGAAGTCGGGGGCGTCCCTTATAGCGTTCATATCTTTGGCTTGGCTTTAGACCTTGACTTTGACCCGAAAGAGATTCACAGTATGAGCGATTTAATTAAGTATAATTTTCCGTTCTTGCGTATCGGGGTATATGCTGACGGGAAGTCTTTCGTACATATTGATGTGGGGTATACAATTAACCCAAGATTAGAAGGAGAATGGATTGAAGGAACTACGTGGAGCGGCTAAGACCGGCTACGCAAAATGGTTAGCGTCGACTAAATTCCAAGTATTTATAATTGCATCAACGCTGATATTTATTTCACAAGAGATTTTCGAGCTACCCCCGGAGGAAGCCTCTGGAGATATAGCAACGCTGGGTGTAGCATACATGGGTGCTCGCATACTCGAACCAATAGTAAGGAAACTTACTGAACTGAAAGGAAAAAAGAGAAATGACTAACATACTCAGAGTACTAGTCTCTATAGCGATTATCGGAGGATTAATCTTCTTTGTATACGATTGGCATGGACGTCAGTTGGGTACCGCCGTGGAGTACACTACACAAAAGTACGAGTCTAAACTAGCCGATGCTAGGAATCAGAAGGACGCCTTGCGAGAGGCTATGGAGGAATGGCAGACACGAGCCCTGCGTAATGAGCGTATCCGTAGAAATGCTGAAGAGAGAGAGGCTATTGCCACTCAGGAACTAAAAGAGTCGGAGAGTAAGCGAAAAGAGCTTGAGAAGGAAGAGCCTGAGATAGTTAAGTCCGAGTTGTACCAACAGCTATTAGCTAGTTTCCATCTTTGCCAAGAAGCTAGAGAGGAAACGACAATCCAGTTGTTCTCATTAAGGGACGACTATACAAACTTAAAGCATGCCATGGAAGAATGCCAGCTGGCTATTACTCAACTAGAAGAGGTTACAGCGGCTAGCGCTGATGTTATCACATCTCAGGGTATGTATATTAAGAAGTTAAAAACTAAAAACACTATATTACTGGTTGTGTCCGGCGTCTTGACAGCTTCGGTAGTAGTGCTGGCCATTGGAGGAACCCTTTAAATGATATTAGAAAAAGTACTCTCAGCAGACTTTCTTCAATCTCTTTTTATAGCCATTATCGTCAGCTATTCCGCTTGGAAAGAATTGCGTGAAAAGCGATTATCTAAAAAATACAACCTCCCGGGGAACCCCGGGCGATGCATGGATAACCTTAATAGAATCATACGGTTAGAGGATAAAATAGATGAGCTTAACGCCGATATAGCGGGGGTGCAAGCCACGGTAGATGCCCTGCACCACCGCCTTTCTCGGATAGAGAATAAAATCTAGTTAATCTCCTTCCTTCTGAAGATTCTTCCTAATCTTTTCCTGAATCCTATATAAGGGGACAGGCTTTAGATTATTCACATCCACCCCCACATTCCATGCCATAGGGTCGGGGTGCGTCATGTGGTTATGGACATGCCCGTAGGTATGAAACGAACCATGGAACCGGCGGGGCCAAGAAAGCATCGGGTAATGACTACAAGCAACATACACATCATCAAGTCTCTTCTGCCATAGCCATTTATACCTTCCCCTCATCCACCTATCATGGCATCCCTTAACGAATATGTGGTCTCCCGTGAGAGCCCGTATGAGCCTATAGGTTTTTTCGGCATCGTAAAATGAAAAATCACCGCAATGCACTACCGTATCACCCGGCTGTACCAAACTGTTATGGTTGGCTATGATAGCATCGTCCATCTCCTCTACTTGGCTAAAGGGTCTCGATGCGGCTTGATACTTGAGGATGTTCGCATGTCCATAATGTTCGTCCGCGGTAAACCACCACATTTTAATCTCCTTTCTTCTTTAATATATCCATTACTTCTTTTTTTGATAGCGGATATAACACCTGCTGGTCTCTAGATTTATCTACGTAGATAGTGATGCCTTTTAATTCATAGGCATACTCTAATAGCCAATCAGACAACTGCTCTACTTTAGTGCCAGCATGGCAATTCACTGTCTTTGAGATGGCACCATCAATATACTTCTGGATGACAGCCTGCATTTCGAAGTGCCCCTCGGGGGTTAAGTCGAAGCTGTCAACGAACCATTCGGGGATTTTCTTTTTCTCTTGTAAGAGCTGTCGATACAAAGGGTGTATATAAGTACGCTCTGATATCTGGTCAACACGCCTATGAGCTTTAGAGAACAGCGGTTCTATACCGCTTGTAGTCCCCGCTACTAATGACGTTGTCCCTGTAGGGGGGCATGTCAGTAAGGACACGTTCCGGATTCCGAACTTCTTAATCTTCTTTCTAGTTTTTGCAGGAAGTTTTTTGATAAAGCTGGATTTGCTATACTTCAGAGCATCGAACTTAGGGAAGGGTGTCTTCTCTTTTGCCAATTCTACCGAAGCATCATAAGCAACGTTCCTAATGAACCTAAAGAGTTGCTCAACATCTGATGAGGATTTTTCGGAACCGTACTTGATATTCTTTTCGTACAAATAGTCTGCAAGCCCCATTACACCAAGCCCAACGCGTCTACCTTCTTCTGAGACAGCCTTCATCGCCGGGACTGGAAAATCTGTTATATCTAACACGTTATCTAAGAACCTCACAGCTACTCGGATTGCATCTTCCAGTCGCTTCCACTGAGTCTGTTTATTTGAGACGAACTTCGGCAGTACTAACGAACCTAAGTCACAAGACCCATAGGCGCCGAGTGGAAGCTCCGAGCAGGGATTTGTCGCAATAACTGGATTGAAGAAATAACTATTATCCTTTGTTAAGTTATCGAAGTTGATTAACCCCGGTTCTGCCGAGTCAATCATATTCTTTAAGATTTTACCCCACAGCGCCCGGGCTTTAACTGTCTTATACACCTTCTTACGAAACACTAGCTCCCAATCCTCATCTTGTTCTACTGCTTCAAGGAATCGGTTGTTAATAGCTACGGAGATATTAAAGTATGATAGTTTCCCATGCTTTAATTTAGAATCCATAAACTCCTCAATCTCCGGATGCGATATATCGACTATAGCGATAGTAGCTGACCGTCTCTGCCCGCCCACTTCTATCGTTGAGGCTAACGCATTCATTGCTTCCATAAAAGAAACTAGCCCGGACGAGTGTCCTCCTTTACCTTCGATTTTCGCACCTTTAGGACGAAGGGGGGAGAAGTTCACACCCACACCTCCACCGCTTGACCAGGTGATAAGACTATCCCGCATGCAACTCCCGATAGCCTCGATACTATCCTCTATGGGTATTACAAAGCAGTTTAGAAGGTTCCTTCGGGCCTGCCCCGCATTTCTCAAAATCCTCCCACCGGGTATGAACCATTTCTCAGAGATAAGGTTAGCAAAGGCTTCCGTCCAGCGGTTCTTATCTTCCTCGACGCTAGCTACGGCTTCCCCTACACGGCGGGCCATTCGTTTCCAACCCTCATGCGGCTCTTTATAGTAACGCTTTACTGCAACAATTTCGCTTCCATTATTTATTACTGGCAATGTTAATCTCCTTCTTTACCTTGGCCATAGTCATTCACATAAAACCCCTCCCCCTTGAATTTCATCCCAAAGGATGAAGGTCGGATATACAGCCTCGCCTTACACTTAGGACAATGCCGAGTCCGCCGCGATTCGCTGACGGACTCTAGCACGTCTATTTCTTGATAATCACAAGCTGGGCATGCGTAATCGTGCAATGGCATTTTTAAACTCCGAGACTATAATGTACTCAGCTAAGGCCTCTATATTCAGTGTTCCCTTTACGTGTATCAGGTGAGGCCAGTCGCTATCGAACCCGGCCTCTCCATTGACACAACACTCTTTAGTGAACTTCTTTATTTCACTTAAAGTCATTTCGTCTCCTTTACGATTGACTCGCACTTAGGGCACAGTGCGATTGTTGTTCCGGCTCCCATTACATACATATTCCATTCGTGCCCGCAAGAATCACACCTTACAAGCCGTAGTTTCTTCTTATTCTTTGTCTTTTTCTTTTGAAACATCGTTCTCCTTTGTTGACTGTAGAAACATGCGGTTCTTCCAATCTAAATCCCACTTGCCATCCTGAAGATTTACTCCGAGCTCTCGGGCAAACTCCAGGCCTAGTAAGTACCTCGACTGCTGTCCAAGCCGTGCGAGTCCTTCTATTCCATCCTCGATAATCATATCAAGCTTATGAGCTTGTTTCATTTGAGCATCGTTTAGATGTTTAATGTTTGCTTTCATTTTGTTCCTCCAAATCTATTGCCCTATCTTCATTAAGGGCGATGAATACCTTCAAGACTTTAATAAACCCGCGTGATACGCTTTTAGAGCAGTACCAGTTTATCTTATTAGTGATGCTGTGTTCTCCTTTGAATATAGTGACAATTTCATCGGGCTGGGTCTTGTGGTCCGGGCTTCCATAGATGATATGGTGCCGTTGGGTAACTCTATTCGCCATCTTTTTTCTCCTTCTTTTTCTTTTCATCATCTCTTGCTCTCGCACACATGGCCTGAACGCACAGGGGGCAAATGACATCCCCCTGCACGTGCATATCGACCCATCGGCCACAGATGATGCATGGTCTCCCATTCATATTACAAGCTCGCTTTACTCAACCTTGTGAACGGCAGGATTCTATCGGCGGCTTTCTTTAGAGACTCTACATCTTCATTACAGTGCACTTGGATGAAGTCCAATGAATCTTGGTCTCCAGCCATTGCCCTTTGCCACACATCGGGGATTAAGGGATGACCTTTAGCGCTGATGCCGCCAGCCGCACAGACGTTAGCTAACCGGTTCCGGGAGAACCTCAGCTTTGACTTAACCACACGGTACAGGTCGGTAGCGTACATCTCAAGGTACTGCGGGAATTCTATCTGGTGTATAAACGCACGTGTTCTCACGAAGGGTAAATCGAACTGTCTATTATGCCCGTAATACACTACAAGTCTAGTAAACTTTCTCATGTCTTTAATGCAGTCCTGGATAAGACGTTTATCGAAAACGTACTCCAATATCTCTCGCGGCTTAATACTATTCTGTAGAATATCTCCGCTTTCTCCATCGAGTATCGAGTAGCACAGCATGTATCCGAAGTCTGCTGATAAGTTTGTAGCCTCAATGTCAAAGTATCCGATATGCTCATGGAAAGGGGACTCCTCGGGCTTTTCGTCTAAGTAGCATTGGTAGTGTTCGAGGTAGGTGTGCCCGTGCTTACACCTGTTCTCTGATAACCAGACTAGGTCTTTTTTACGTAGCTTCTTCGCTGGGACTCTCATCAGCTCTTCCTGAGGACAGCCTTGATGATGGCGGGGATGCCATCAAGAGCTACCTTGACGTTAATAGTCTTTTCGGTCTCTTTGAGCTTGAGTATTTCAGCACCTAGAGAGTTAATACTACCGTACAACTCCCCAAGGGCACCCCGAACCTGCTCATCCGTAAGCTCTTTCTGCGTCTTCTCTTTCCCTATAGAAGGTACACCTGTTTTAGTTTGTTTCTTGCTCATGAAATCCTCCTTTGACAGTGCGGACATATTCTACCTGTCCTGTTGGCATTCTCGTCTTCGGTTTCCCAATGTCTATCCTTGAGGATAAAGCTATTCCCAGAAGGGAATATGTACTGAGTAACCTGAAGCTTACTTCTCTTGCTAAACTTTTCATTCTTTCTTTTCATGTTCGTCTCCTTATGATGAATTCTTCTTGACCCATGCCGGGACAATAAAGTTTGGGTCTTCTCGTATCCTTAAATTACGCTTATCAAACCTCACGACGATGTCGTCTTGGGGCGGTACTCTACGTGCCCCCAGTATTTGCATGATAACGACATTGGCCATCTCTAATTTCTTTGTAGTCCCTAAATAGGGGTTAAGCTCTGGCCGGTATGCACCTAAAATGAAGTCAGCATCTTCTTCTATTGTCCCACTACCTCGTCCTGCTCTTAGCGATAAGGGCGTAGCACCGTATCCTCCGCTCTCTCGTCCAACCTGAGCCAAGACTACGAGAGATATACCCAACTCCTTAGCCATGTCCTTTAAGTACTTTGTAGCGTGTCTCAGGAAGCCATACTCGTCAGGATTCGTAGTGGTTATCCGCGTTAAGAAGTCTATAGCTACCAGCTTCACAGGTACTTGCGATTTAAGCTTGACAATTTGCATATATATATCGTGCAAGCTTTGGTTTGGCTTAGTGATGTAGAAAACATTCTTATGCTTCTTTTCTACCGCCGCTACTTCCGAGTCTGTGACATCGTAAGCTTTCTTGCCGGTCTCTATCATGAGCAGTCTCTCTCCCAGCTGTGGTGCATTCATCTCTAAGCTAAAAAAGACAGCACCATCGTCAGGGTACTTGTCAGTGAAGTACGACAACATATTCTGCGTAAAGACTGACTTGATAACCTTCGCTCTAGCCAGCAGGTACATAACCTCGCCTGGGGCCATGCCGTTCGAGGCCCCGTCGAATGACGGTAAGCCAATGCGGACACCACCGCCCTGCCCTTGATAATCCTTGTAACCCGTAATTAAATCCTTTGCTGTCTCTACTTCTTTATCATCTTCGATTGTCCCAGTCATCCGCATACGCTCGATAAGCTCGTTCGCTTTCTCTAAGTCATCATCACGCAAGGCTTCATGGACTCTTAACGAAAAGTCATCGAGCTTCCGTAATCGAAAAAGGCGCTTCAAGCGCCCGCTTATATGTCCTATAGCTTTTTCTGTGTGCCCTCTGGGGATGCCTTCCATTAACTCAGCGACATAAACTGCGTCAACGTGGCTATGTTTAGAAACCTTGTCCGTAAGCACAGCCGGGTCAATATGACCTTCCTCATTAAGCATATTCTGCATAGCCTCAAAGATAACTTTATTTTTATCCTTGTAGAACATATCCTGATGTAGCATCGGGACAGCTTTAGGGTCTAGGATACAGATACCCAGAGCAGTTTTCTCCAACTCTTCGCTCCAGAGCTGGGTGTTATCCATCTTCATCTTAAAGCGATGGTTGTCCTTCATTCTGCTCCATCCTTTCTAAGGTATCTATAGCCTTAAATGCTAGCCGATAGAAGTATCGGAATATCTTATGTCCATATACGATACGGAAATCTATAGGGTCATGGTGGAATGCTGTATGGCAGGCTCTGCACATAGGTATAACATAACGTTCGTCTTCAGTACGTTTCCGGGTTTGTGGAAAATGGTGCGGTTCCGAGTGAGGGTTCCCACATATACAGCATACCTGGTCTCGCACGTAGTCTTCGTAGCCGCGTCCGCCGAAGTCACTGAGTTCCCCAGGTCGCTCCGGCCTCTCTTCAGGCTCTTCTTCTTCTTGACCAAGCAGTACCCTTATTTCCTGCTTTAAATCGGACTTTGATAAAGAGTTAGCCATGTCAAACATCTCTTCACGCTTACTTGGGAGCAGGCGTGACGGGTGAGTTATGACTTGCAGTTTACCTAGCCCTACATTAGCTACATCTTCCTCTTCGTACCCGTATTCGATAACCCACGTTTCGTACATGGCTATGTAAGCTCGGACTGAAGATTCCGCAAACGCTATCTCTGGCTGTCCTATGAATTCCCTAAAGCTCTCACAGCCCAGTAATTCATACAGCTTCTCATCCCTGAAGAGTTTGAAAATCCTGCCCAGCTTACACAGCCCAATACCTATAGTCCGCTTATGCTCTAGAATCTCGTGGTACAACTGGGAAGCCCTTTCTGCACTTATAAGCTCCCGGGTATCCTCTTTTACTATTTCACTTCCAGAAGTAGACATTATTGTCTCCGTTCGTCGTTGTTTTCAGAGCTAAGTCTATACTCAAGCTCCCCCAAAGAGCAACCTAACTGCTCCCGGAGGAAACGATTGATAATCTCTCGTTTCTTATCCTCCGGTATAGACTGCTCTACCGTACATTTCAGAGCATGTCCCATAGATAAATTCTTTACCCGCATAAGACGCTCCACTTCAGTAGCTATCCAGAAGGGGCAGGATACATTACAGCCGTAGACTTCTTTACAGCAAAACAGCTTGTTCATTTTCTTGCAAAACTTCCGTGTTGCCTCAGGGCTAGTGAATAAGTGATTAACCATTTCTCCTCCTCGATGATAAGAATTTCTGATACTGCGGGCATACATCACAGACATCACAGTAATCGCGACATCTTCGAGGTACACCAAAGTCCGGGCTTCTCGGGCTCGTTGTGAACCACATATCTTCCCGTAAACACTGAGGAACCTCTTCGGCCTTTGCCTTCTCATAATATGCGTGCTCGTTCATCAGCTTTTTTACTTCCGCTATAACGACAGAGTCATCTATCATTGGCACGGGGATACGAACCTGCGGGGGAATCTTCTCTCGTTCCCACATCTTATTCGAATGGTCCTTCACGGCACAAGACAGCGTCATCCGGCGTGCATCAGGGTAGGCAAAGACTCGATAGATATTCTGTTGCCATTTGTAGTTATTGCCTTCCCAGTCCCCACGCCGCATCTTCTTGACCGAGTATCCCTTGGTAGTCTTGTAGTCGATAAGCTCTTTTCGTTCGTGGTCATACAAGTCTATCCTGCCTGTCAATCCAATCCCGTCTATTGCTATCTCAAATGATTTTTCAACATCGAACCGTCCCGGATACCTCTCTTCAAGGACTCCCTTTTCTTTTTCAACTACCGCATGCCATGCCGTACCGAACGTAGCCCAAATCAGCGACTCAGGCTTAGCGTAGTGTTCGAATTTGCGTCTTAGGAATACAATCTGAGGGGGGTTGAGAATCTCAGTGACGCTAAAAATCCCTTCCTTTTTAACTCGGCCTCCCCTCGATAAGGCGTGTAATAGAGGCAAGCTGTAACAGGTTTCGGGGCACTCATCAAAGCAGTAATCGAACTTAACATTTTTCCCATTCTTCGGGCAAGTAAATCCTACTAAACCAGACATTATCCCTCCTAAAACGGTGAGCCGTTGGCGTAAGGCTCCAGCTTCTCGGCCACTGCGGTTAATAGGTTCGTGAGAAAATCTACGTCCTCTGCACCTGAAAAGTTCTCAGCAAAGAAGCCACTCAATGCCGTAGACGCCGCCATTAAGGCCGTCTTTCGAACCTCAAGGGTCGAGTCTCCACGCTCCTGTGCAAGCCGCTTACCTTGTGCCGCAGGGCTTCGGGGCTTCCTCGGGGCAGGCTTATCACCAGGCTCAGACAACTCCCTAGGCTCCGGATAATCCTCACTGGCATCGGGTTTCATGTCGGCATTCACGTCAATAATCGGGACACCCGACTCTACGTTCAAATACCCATTGTCCTCAACCAAAGTGAACGTTGCTTCTTCCCCGGCCTGTATGTCCGCAATCTTCGCAAAATCGAATACGAACAAGTCATCCGGTAAGTCAGTTTCGATAATCCACATAGGCTTACCTTTCCGGGTCGTTCCCTTTTTGATTCGTTCCACTTTTAAATTCATAACTTTACTCATACCAAACTCCTTAATAAAATAATAAAACCCACTTACCGGTAGCGTCTCTGCTTTTCCGGCTTGTTGGGCTTGTTCTTTGTTTGATGTTTCCATTCGGCCCACGTCTTCCCTTTCTTATGCACTGTATTATGTTTCGCTCGAGACATGATACGGAGATTCGAAGGGCTGTTGTTAGTGGGGTTGCCGTCTTTATGGTCAACCACAAAACCGTCAGGTATCTTCTTACCCCAATGTTTCTCCCATGCCCGCCGAGCGTTCTCTCCGTCCGTGGATTTGCTTCCGCCTTTCCACCGCGGAGATTTACTACCTCGTAAAGATTTACTTATCTTTTCTTTTGTTTTTTCCTTCATTTATTCTCCTTTAGGATACTGCGGTCTATCATCTAGCCCCTCCGGCCCCGCACACTCATGGTGCATGATAGCCTTTAGGTTCCAAACCGCATGTCCCAGATGGTCCTCGTCGTCCATACGCATCATGTACTGCATAATATGACGCAAGGCTGAGTCTATATACCTGCTGTAAGGTAACCCACGCTCCCAACCCCGGTCGCTATATTTCTTGCCACCGCGTTCCAACACTAGAGCTTCCCTCGTAGTTGCCCATGGACTTAAAAGGTCGAATCGCCCCTTGCCGTCCCTAGTCTCACGCTGGGCCCCGGTTGGGAACTCCTTTCGACCCCCCTTGTCTTTCGTTACATACTTATTATGCATCACTCCTCCTTAATAAAAAAATGACCAGATTTTAAAACTTTAATCTGCTGGCTGTCAAACCACTCGTCGCTCATTGTGCCTCCACCCTCCTCTTTAAGAGCTTGGGGCTGAATACACACTCGTGTACAACCATTAAGATAATGAGTCACGGCGGTCGCAATGCCTGAGAATCCCGTAATCCGGTCATAGATTCTCTTTCCTAAAATTGATTTTTCCATTATTCCTCCTTCTATCCAGCTAGCATCATGTGCTATCCGGCTATCTCATCCCTAAGGCCCCTGTAATAGCGGCTAGCATCCGGTTTAGCAATCTTAAACCGCTCATCCAGGCGCCGCGACAGCTCCTCTATAGCCTTCTTGAGGGGCATTTCGTACAGGTCCTCGAGTTTAACTGTTATCCTAAGCTCCAGCATTTTACAATCGTCCGGAATAGGCTTAGTGACCTTTTTCTTTGGCATATTGCTTCTCCCTTTCTTTCTCTTCGGCACCCCGGCGGCATCTCGGGCAATACCACCACTTACCTATCTGTGCCCAGCCGTTCATTTTCATCTCGTCACATATGGCGTCAATGTCCAAGACAACGCCGTTAGGCTCCTCAAGTCCCTCTGTGTACGCCTCTGTGACCTCTGGGCAGGTCGGGCACTTAACTTTCACCTTATACACCATGTTTAAGGTTTCTTTGTCAGTCATGTGTTTCCTCCATGCTTAATACTCTACCATGTTACTTCGTAGTTGTCAAGGGCCATCCGGATTTTCTAATGCGACAATACAAAGCCAGATGAACAGTATCACTAATAAAATAACTATCCTTAAGGGGAAAACTGCGGTCATTTCCATAGTATCACTCCTCATCATCCCTTAGCAACATCCGGTACTCTTCACTGAAGATTGAATCGATAGTATACGGATGAAACTGTAAAAATGCAAGTATGGTCTGAAAGATACTAACCATCTCGCTTATATGAACAGCATCGCATCTTAAAGACAATACTTCCCCGCTCTTAGTGGCAATAGTAATTTCCATTAGCTTTTCTCCCGTAAGAGATTAAGAAATACTACACCAAAGATAATAATTAAACCCACAGAAACATAAATATCCATAATCAAAGCCTCCTAAAATAAAATTTATAACCAACCTTGACTACCGTCAAGTACAATTGGCCTTTTGTACAGGCTAATATATCTCTTAAGAGAAAGAAAGAATATAATAGCTCTTAAAGCTCTTAAAGCTCTTAAAGCTCTTATTCTTCTCTTAGTATTTATATATATATATATATAAGCTCTTAAGAAGCTCTTAAGAAGCTCTTAAGAAGCTCTTAAGAAGCTCTTAAGAAGCTCTTAGGCTTAATATATATATTTTATATATATATATATTAAGACTCTTAATAGCTCTTAAGCTCTTATAGCTTCTCTTCGTAAGCTTTCTTTCTTTCTTCTTTTTTTTGGGAGCTAGCCGGAAACGGGAGGTGAAAACCGACTAGCCCCCGTATATGTGTACTGTCGTGACCACCACATTCTATAGCATACCATATTAGCTAGTACTTGTCAAGTCTTTTTTTGAAAAAGTTTATCATGGATATGATGTCACTCCGGGGCCCCTACCCCAGAGCTCAAGATAAAGACTACTAAAAGGGTCGGGATTAACAAGGGTAAAGCCTGTAAATAAATCACTTGACAAGTACAAGGTAATTTGCTATTATTAGTAATAGCAGAGTTTGAATAGTAAAGCCTACTATTTTAGTAGGGATTAATTAATGGAGGTGTATTGCAATGTGATATTTAGCTATGGTATGGTATCATTATGAGCGTAACAAAAAACTGGAGGTATTTTATGTCAACAGAACAAGGTATTAAGGCGGTCATGGAGTATTACCCTGACCTGGACAAAACGCAAGCCAAAATGCTATGGGTTGATATGGTGTCGTATTATAAACCCAAGAGCAAGGCAGACTTTAAGCGCCTGATGGGGCTTATACAATTGGGCAAGTCACCGCTGATGGAGGATGAATAAATGTATCGGATAACATTAAGGAAACCAAACGGCACGATAC